TTTCAGATACAACCTAAGGATTTCTTAGCCGTGCTGGCGTAGCTCAATTGGCAGAGCAGCTGATTTGTAATCAGCAGGTTGCAGGTTCGATTCCTGTCGCCAGCTCCATAGAAAAAACCGCATCATAAGGCTAAAATGGCCGATGTGATGCGGTTTTTATTGTGCTGATAACTGCTAGGAACTGCTGAAAAATGCTGGAATCTGGGTCGTGTAAAGGTCGTATTTGTTCAAAAAGGTCGTAGAAAAGTCGTGTGAATTTGAGCGTGTTAGATAGATTTACATAAAAAATAAGCGGCGGGCAATCCCTGAAAAGAGGGAAAGCCCGCCGCTTTAATTATGGATTATTTAACTTGCCGGTAACTTGCCGGTAACTTGCCGGTAACTTGCCGGTCAGTTGCCTTTGCCGATCTGTTTGATAACCTGATCCGCACCGGTAGCCGCAAGGCCGGAAACAATACCAACTGCAAGCGCGGTCAGGGGATCAGTGGCGGGGAAGTCCGGCACGTTGATGTACATGGCGGCCAGACCCAGCAGGCCGCCAAGGGCACCACAGATGGACGGCAGCCACTTATTTGCCAGTGGGGTCTGCTTGACAGCCGTTGCGGCAAGGTAGCAGATAACGGTGATGCAGGCAACGGATGCGATGCCAAAAGATGCAAAATCCATGAGTTTTTCCTCCTATGTATTCGTGTTCAAGCGGTTTTGTTCTCGAGATCGGTGATGCGGTGGTTTGCAACCTTGATTTGTTCTTCCAACACCGGTACACGTTGGGCAAAATTATTGTGGGCACGGACTTCACGGGTCAGCTCTTCAATTTTTGTATCGGTCACGGCTTGCGCGGTGGCCATCCTCTGCTCTGTGCGCCGCTGCCCGGCAAGATTGGTAATAATAACGCCGATAAGGCTCAACCCGCCAGTAATCAGCGCAACAACAATAGCATCCACCAAATCACCCCTCCACATATTCGGCCTTGTACAGCCCTGCGTCAATCAGCTGCAGCTCTGCACACTTACGCATGATGTACCAGGCGTCACCGCTGGATACCGGCCCAACGTCCAGCATCCACTGGTTGCCATCCGCACAGGTTTCGCGGTACAGGCCAGCAGTTACCAGTCCCAGGCCATCGCACAGGGCGCGAATGGTTGCGCGGTCGCCGCTGGAGATATGGCCAATGGCAATCCGCTGCTTGTCCAGCTTGTTGGGGGTGGTATCCTCCGGTGTGGGCGTGGTGTGGCCCTGCAGGCCCGCCTGGATCATCAGATGCTCATATTCCTTGTAGACCCGGTTGCAGTCCAGGCTGGTGCCGTAGCCGGGGATGCCCAGCGCGTTGCGGCTGCTGTACTGCCAGATGCCATACGGCAGGGGGCAGGTGCACTTGCTGCTGTACTGCGCTACCCAAATATCATATTTGGACAGGAACTTGTGGTCCAACCGATTGCGGATAAAATCGCAGCTAGCATACAGGATGCCGTAATACCCTGCGGCCTCAATCTCCGACAAAAAGGCCTGTACAAGTGCCGTGCGCTGCGCGTTGGTCAGGCGCAGGATGCACGGCTCGTACTCGATATCATACGCCACCGGCAGGCACAGATGCTTGCCCTTGATCGCGGCCAGGCAGCAGCGGGCCTCCTGGCGGGCTTCCGCCGGGGTGCTGGCGTAGCTGTACCAGTACACGCCGTACTGGATGCCCAGGCGGGCACACTCAGCTGCGTTGCGCTCAAACTGCGGGTCAACCTGACTGCTGTAACGGCCATACCCGGCGCGCAGCATGGCGTGGCGGATGCCCTTGTCATGCGCCGCCTGCCAATTGAATTTGCCCTGATGCTTCGATACGTCGATTGCGTAATACATACGCTTCACTTCCTTTGCGTGTTGTATGCTGCTGTAACTGCCCAGCTCGACCGCGCTGCTGGCCGTGCTAAAATCGTTGTCCAGCCAGTTCAGTGGGTTGGTGTGGCTGCCCTTCCACCGTACTTCAAAGTGCAGGTGTGCGCCGTAGCAGTTGCCGGTATCGCCGCTGTAACCGATCAGCTGGCCTTCCTGTACCTGCTGCCCCTGCGCCACGCAGAGCTTGCTCAGATGGGCGTACAGCGTTTCCAACGTGCCGTACTTGTAGGTTGCATGGCGCAGCTTGACCATGTTGCCATAGCTGTTGATGTCCCCCTGGGTGCGCTTGCCGTTCCAGCGGTAGGCCGTCTCCACCGTGCCGGCCTCTGCGGCGTATACTGGCGTGCCGACGGCGGCGCGGAAATCCAGCGCCCGGTGCAGGCTGCCATCATTGTAGAGCCAGCCTGCGGTGATAATGTGCTGGGCCAGCGGCCAATGCAGCAGGGCTTCTTCATTCTTCAGCCGCATTTTTATCCTCCTTATTTTGTCCTCTTCCATATCCATACCGATAAATAAGGCGGCATGTTGTTGTGGGCCTCCCCGGAACCGCCGGAGGCGACTGTTACGGTTTTGGATTCCCAGTTCGGAATACCCCAGCCACTTGATTGCGTTTGGACATACGCATCCGCAGAGCTTCCGGTTTTGGAGCGTATTACGTTGCTTCCGTTGGCCACAGACAGCGAATAATCCGGTAGCTCGCTTTGTGTAAGCTTATGGATGGATTCGCCCCCAGTGCTACCTGCGGGATAACTGCTGGAAGCACCAAGCAAAAAGCAGTCAGAAATTCTTTCCCACGTGCCACCAAATAGATTTGCCGGGCTTGTACTGTTTACGCTCATGTAAATGCTGCCAATCGGCCAGGCCGCAAGTTTTGCTTCCGCGATGGCTGCAAATACCGCTGCTGGTGTTGCTGCAATTCCTCCGCTGGTTGAACTGATTGAACTGGTCGAATCACTCAATTTCACACCGCCCAAAGTCGAAGCATTACCTGTCGGCAGTGTGTATTTGGTGTCAGTTGTCGGCGGTGTGTATCCCAAAGCACTTGTCACGTTCGCCTTTGTCAAACTAATCGTGCCGGAATTCTCCGTAATGTTACTCCCGATTTTTACACCACCCAAAGTCCAAGCACTTGCGGTTGGCAGTGTGTACTTGGTATCAGTAGTCGGTGGCGTATAACCCAGTGCATTTGTCACGTTAGTCTTACTAATGCTGATCGTGCCGCTGTTCACTGTAATATTGCTGCCAATCTTTACGCCACCCAGGGTTGAACTGGTAGCGGCAGGCAGCGTATGGGTACCGGAGGAGGCCGGTGTCATATAGATCTGGTTGCTGTTCAGCGTTCCTTCACTCTTAGCATTATTATACTGGGCTTGCGTCAGGTAGTTGATCACCAGGCTGTCCAGCTTTGTATCAGTGGCCATAATCATATACCTCTCGTTACAATCGCGCTGATTGCGGATAGTCCACTCGGCAGCCCAGTCAGTTTTCCGTTGCTGATGCTTAGGCTCAGGTTGGTGCTGCTTGGGCCGCCGTATATGGCGCTCTTGTGGTACTTGTCGCCCTCAAACGCGACCAGGCTCGTAGTCTGCCCGCCCCAGCCGCCGGAACTGGTTATGGTGCCATAGCCCCAAATCTTAATGGTTCCGCTGGCGGTCTTAAAACTCACGCTGGGGTTGGTGTCCGTAATGGCATAAGCCTCCACATTGTTATTGCCATTGCCGCCGGAACTCCCGCCGGCGGCATAAGTTCCTGTCACACCAAAAATGTTCACACCGCTCTTAATGTTCCCGGCCACCAGGTTTGCATCGCCCTTGATTGTCTGTGTCCCGCTCAGGTATTGCCCAGATGCAATGCTCTGGTCGGTTGTCTTCGGGATGTAAGTTGCTGCGCTTTTTTTGGTCACATCACTGCCAATATAAGTGCTCGATATCGCATTCACGGTCACTTTGCTCAGTCCGTCATATCCGCTGTCCGGGCTTACCGTCTGGGTGCTCTCGCTGGGCGTAACCGTTTTGGTCTGCAAGTTTGGCGTGTTTCCGCCACTGCTGCTCCCAGCATAACTGCCTGTCACATTAAAAATCTTTACACCGCTCTTAATATTGGCCGCAGTCAAATTGCTGTCACCCTTAATCGTCTGGGTTCCATTCAAATACTGGCCGGATGCAATGCTCTGGTCACTCGTTCCCGGCGTATAAGTCGCAGCACTTTTTTTCGTCACGCCGCTTCCCACATAAGTTTTTGATACTGCATTCACTGTAACCTGGCTCAAACCATCATAGCCATTGTCGGCC